TCAGGACGCGCTGACGCCCATTGCAGACGCTTTGGCACACCCAAACCTACATTTGCTTAAAAATTCCGGAGAAACGTTTCTAGGGGCAAACGTAGCCCTCAACGTACTATCTGTTTTCGACGAAGAAGGTTGGGTTGAGCCATCCGATCCGAGCAAAATCAACATCGCCCTATATCACGGATCCGTATCCGGAGTAAAAACTGATACTGGGTGGGTCATGACACATGGCGAACATCCAATTGAAATCTTCGAAGGCCATGACTATGGCTTTCTTGGAGACATTCACAAAACAAATCAAAAATTAGACGAAGAGGGGAGGATTAGGTACTGTGGTTCAACAATTCAGCAAAATCATGGAGAAACAAACGATAAAGGATTTTTATTGTGGGACATCCAAGATAAAGAAAACTTTACTTGTCGCCATGTTGAGCTTAAAAATCCGAGGCCTTTTGTAACAATCGAGCTAACCTCCACAGGAAAGATGCCAAAAAACGCAGCAAAGATAGTTCCATCTGACGCTCGATTGCGACTTGTATCAAACAACAACCTTCCGCTCGATGTTATGCGGAAAGCAATTGAAGTTGCAAAGCGAAGATTCAAGCCTGAGAGCATTACCTTTCTAAATCGAGCCAGCGGCCAAAGAGGAAATGTTCAAAATATCACCGATGGTCTTGAGACAGAAGACCTTCGAAACATTCAAATCCAAGAAGAGTTGATCAAAGAGTATTTAAAAGATTTTGAAGTGGACGATGATTTGATGAAGCGAGTCCTCGATTTAAATCTCAAATATAATAAGATCGCAGAAGAGAACGAGGAGGTTTCCAGAAATATTAACTGGCGATTGCGCTCGATTGAGTGGGACAATCTCTTTAATTATGGTGAGGGCAATAGCATTAACTTCGACAACATTGAGGGAATTGTCGGCATCTTTGGAAAGAATTTTTCTGGCAAATCCAGTATTATCGATTCGATCTTATATACCATCTTCAACTCGACATCCAAAAATGATCGAAAAAATTTGAACATCATTAATCAAAATAGGGAATATGGTAGTGGAAAAGTTAAGATTTCCATTGGCGATTCTGATTATTATGTCGCGAGGAATTCGGAGAAGTACACTCGCAAACTTAAGGGCGAAACAACACTTGAGGCAAAAACAAATGTTGATTTTACGATGTATGATCCATCATTTGGAGACACAGAGAGCCTCAACGGGTTAACAAGAAACCAGACTGATAAGAATATCCGCAAGGTTTTCGGCACTCTGGATGACTTTCTCTATTCTTCAATGGCTTCACAGCTTGATTCACTGACTTTCATTAAAGAGGGGTCAACAAAGAGGAAAGAAATTCTTGCCAAGTTTCTTGATCTTGAATTTTTCGAACATAAATTCCGGTTATCCAAAGAAGACGCATCAGATACGAGGGGGGCCTTGAAAAAATCCGAAGGCCGCGACTTTAATAGTGAGATTTTATCTGCCGAGCAGGATCTTGAAGAGGCAAACGATAAATTAGAAAAGAAGAAAGCTGCATGCGAAAAGACAAAATCCGCCATGGCCACAACCGCTACAAAGATGGAAGAAATCAACGAAAAAATAAAATCAATCCCGGCCGAAATCATAGATGTCATGAAAGTTCAGCAAGAATTAGGCGCCAAAAAAGATCAGCTGATTTCAGTCTCTGACCAAAATGAGGAATTTTTGCTAAACCGAAATAGCGATAAGAAAACATACCAGAGGGTAGTTGAATTTCTGGATGGCTTTGATGTTAAGTCTTTGTTTAAAAAACAGAGTGACGCTAATGATCTCTTAGATCAGATCGCTTTACTGGAAAATGCCCTCTCGATAGAGGAGGAGGAACTAAAAAGAAATAAAAACAAAGAAAAAATGCTTGAAGATCATGAGTATGATCCAAATTGTCACTACTGTTGTGAAAATCCTTTTCTAAAGGATGCTCTGGCAGCAGAAGCAAGCATCCCCGCGAACGACAAAAGAATCGAAAACTTAACAGAACAAATTGAAGATTTAAGCGATGATGTTCAGGAAATTAACCCTGACCAAGTTGA